GCTCCATACATTCCATTAATCATGACTCCTTTGGTATACGATCCAGATACATTCGTACCAAGAAAAGGTCTATTGACTCGCTACGCGAAGAAAATGCTAAGACCAGAATTCTACGGTAAGATCTATGTAAACGGATTGAACACTCTTTAATAGAGTAAGACCATAGAAAGAATTAAGCCCCGCGTAAGCGGGGCTTTTTTTCATATGTATAATAAACAATTAAACGTTATTATTTTATGGCAGTCAATCATCATACTGATGAGGTTTTTCGACAAAAAAGAAAACCTAAAAACCCAATCAAGTTTAAAATCAAGTTAAATGATGAACAAAAAGAAGCTAAAGCTAAAGTGTTATCAAATACAATTACTTTACTAGGAGGTTCAGCAGGTTCAGGAAAAACATTATTAGCTTGTCAAATTGCTCTCGAAAAATTATTTATGAGAGATATTGAGAAAATTATTATTACACGACCTACTGTAAGCAAGGAAGAAATTGGCTTCCTTCCAGGTGATCTCCGCGAAAAAATGGACCCCTGGGTGCAACCCATATATCAAAATATGTTTACGCTTTATGATAAAGTTAAAATCGAAAAACTTATCGAGGAAGGTAAAATAGAAATCGTTCCTGTTTCGTTTATGCGTGGTAGAACATTTTTAGATTCATGTGTAATTGTAGATGAAGCTCAAAACGTTACACACGAGCAAATGGAAATGATTGTAACACGTTTAGGATTACGATCAAAAATGATAGTATGTGGAGATGCTCACCAAACAGATTTAAAATCTAAATCTGAATCTGGATTTAAATTTTTATATTCAGCTGCTCGTAGAATAAAAGATCTATGTGCTATTACATTAACAACTAATCATAGAGATTCAATTGTAGAAGATTTAATTGATTTGTATAATGAAGCAGAAGAAAAAGGGATGAGTCTAGGCACTTCAGGTTCTATTAGAAAGCGTAAATAATAATATCTTTTCTAATATTTATAACTAAAACTACACATGGCATATTGTCCTCCAAAAACCCCAGCTACTGGCTGTTTAGATGTAACTATACAGGAATCTATTATTCTGCCTAATTTTAATGTACAAAATTCGTTCAATACATTTACTGTATGTGGGATTAAAAATTATGTAACAAGAACTGAGGTTATTGATTATCAATGGAACTCCGGATCTTTAACTGAAGGTGGTATTGGTATTATTGGATTTGCCCCGGATAAAAAATCTCTTACTCCTGGATCATTTGTTAGCTCTGATGTAAAATATATTAGAATAACTAATTTACCTGATAGTGATAAATTTGCAAGTATATTTTGTGTTAAAACTAATAGCGAATCAGTAACATTTAAAGTTGACCCAGGCCAATCACTTATTTTAAGTAATGATGCTTTTGAAGTCTCATCATCAGTTACTGCATCTTTTGACTATATGAATGAAATTAAAGCTATGGCTGGAGATAGTAGTGATGCTACATACACAGGTAGTATTCAACTTGAATATGTTGTAGCTTCATCTTAATAAAATATATATTTAATTTAAGGGGGTTCTTAACTGAACCCCTTTTTTTAATATTTATAACCAAAATACAATGGCAAACATCCCTATTTGGCCAGGATCATCATCATTCGCACCAGGAGATACTCCATTTGGTTTTTACGATTATAATCCTGACTTTCAAAAAGACGCTGATAAAGTAGCAAAATTTTGTGCTTTAAGGTTAGGTTATCCTATTGAAAATGTTGAATTACAAGACGTAAACTTTTACGCTGCTTTTGAAGAAGCAGTAACGGTATATTCTAACGAATTATTTGCTTATAAACAAAGAGAAGATTACTTATCTATAGAAGGGTCATCATATTCTTATGAAGAAACTAATGTTGATTTTCAAGACGCTTTAATTACACCTAATTTACAACCTATTATTAATCTTTCTCAACAATATGGGACTTGGGCTGGTGTTGGAGGTAATGTAGATTGGTATAGTGGTTCAGTAGCTGTAACCCAATCAGTACAAGATTATGATTTAAATGAATGGGCTTCTTCAGTAGGATTAACTGGTAGTGATGTTGAAATCATGAGAGTATTTTATGAACCATTACCTCCATCTTTTCAATTCCTAGGGGATATGGGTTATAATGGAACTGCAATGGCAATGTTTGGTGATACAGCAGGTTATACTGCTTATGGAGCTAATAGCTTTTTAATGATGCCTCTTAGCTATGATATGCAAGCCATTCAACAAGTTGAAATGTATAGAGATGTATTATTTTCAAACTATACATTCCAATTGATCAATAATAAACTAAGAATATTCCCTATTCCAGATGCTAATGACGCTGGTGGTAGAATTTGGTTTGAGTATATGCTTAAATCAGATGAATATTGTGTTAGTGTAGATGTTGATCCAAAAAAGATTTCTAATATCTCACAAGTTCCTTATAGAAATGTAGATTATGATAGTATTAATTCTGTAGGTAGAGCTTGGATATTTGAATTTACTTTAGCTTTAGCAAAAGAAATGTTAGGTTATGTCAGAGGTAAATATACCCAGGTACCAATCCCAGGAGCTGAAGTAACATTAAATCAAGCTGATTTATTATCTTCGGCTGAAGCTGATAAAAATAAATTAATTGATAGATTAAGAGAGTATTTTGATCAAACTTCTCGTCAATCTTTATTAGAAAGAAGATCAGCAGAATCAGATGCTCGTATGAATGAGTTAGATAAAGTACCAATGGTAATTTACGTAGGATAATGGCATTATTTGGAGAAGCAAGAGATATAAGTTTTTTTAGACACATTAATAGAGAATTAATGGGTAACATTATTTCTCAACAATGCGTTTATTACAAGTATGACTTAGGAGAAACTAAAGTAAATATTTACGGAGAAGCTTCTAAAGGCAAATATTACCATCCTCCAGTACAATTAAATTGTTTAATTGAAAGGAGTGACCAAAAATATCCTGAAGGCGACTTAGGTGTTAATTTTACATGGGGTATTATTTTTAAATTTTTAAGAGATGATTTACTATCTCGTAACGAATGTTTTAATAAAAACTGGCAACAACAATGTACTTATGGAGCTAATTTAGTTCCTGAAGTAGGAGATGTAATTTTATATAATGAAGGATATTATGAAGTTGATGTTACAAATGCAAACCAATACTTTGTAGGTAAAAACCCAGCATTCCCACAATTAGATTCAGATGGTAATAATGCCTTAAACGAAACTGATTTAGCTAATTTTGGTTCTAATATTTCAATTATTGTTGATACACATTATGTGCCTGCAGATAAGTTAGCATTATCTCCATTTAAAGAAAGATTTTAATGGCTAAAAATAGTAGAAAACCAGTACCAAAAACACAAAGAGAAATAAGTGAAGGCTTAGTTACTCCATTTGACCCTACTGTTGGTAACCCTAATGGTCCTAATAAGTACTCGGTTGATCCTGATATTAACCAAGCTGGTATTCCTTTTAACCGTTCAGAACAAATGTCTCTTAAAGGAGATAGTTATAAACAATTTTCTGTAGGTTTAGAAGATATAGATGAATCTGTATTTTACTATTTTAATAATGTAATTAAACCTTTCGTAATCCAGAACGAAGAACGTATCCCAGTACCTATTATTTATGGTAATCCAGAACGATGGAAATCATTTCAAAAAGACGGATTTTACAGAGATAAAAATGGTGCTATTATGATGCCTATTATCGTTGTTAAAAGAGATTCAATTTCTAAAAATAGAAGTATAGCTAATAAATTAGATGCTAATTTCCCTAATTTATATACTAGTTGGCAAAAATCATATAATGATAAAAACTTTTACTCTAATTTTAATGTATTAAATAATAGAGTTCAAACTAAACAATTTATAGCTAATGTAATCCCAGATTATGTTACTTTACAGTATAGTGTTATTGTACAAACCTATTACATGGATCAACTAAATAAGATAGTTGAAGCTATTAATTATGCTTCTGATTCATATTGGGGCGACCCAGAACGCTTTAAATTTAAAGCAATGATTGATGGTTTTACTAATGCAAACCAACTCTCAGATGGTCAAGAAAGAGTTGTTAGGAGTAACTTTACTATTAATATGTATGGATATATAATACCAGATATAATTCAGAAAGATTTAGCTTCAGTTAAGAAATTTAATTCAAAGTCAAAAATTATTTTCTCAATGGAAACAACATCTAACCCTGAAGTATTTGAATCTAATCCTCAAGTTGCTCCTCCTGTAGGAGGTTCTGGAGCTCCAAGAGATAGATTAGCAGAAAATGTTAATACAAGAAAAAGAATAAACACAGATGAGTAACATAAGATTTTTAGATAATGTAGCGGTAACTTCATTTGCTGCTTCTAATCAATTAGTTGGTTCAACATTTCCAAGAGTAGTATTCCCTGGGGAGACTAAAACTGTTCCTACTAACCAAAACTCATATGCTTTTGAAGTATTTAACCAAGGAATTATTAATATAACTAGTGGTATTGGGGTTACATTTGGTAGTGAAACTGTTTTCTCCCATGGTTTATTAAGAATGGAAAGTCAATTTACTAATGAAGGAGTAATTAACGTAGATGGCATCTTAGAAATAGGTGATATCTTCACAACTTAACAAAAGAATATAATATTTATACATAAACGTACGTACAAGTGGCTCAAATTAATATTTCAAATACTGGCACATCAGGAATAGAAACTCCACAATCGGGAGTTGTAGCTATTTTCTCAAACAGTGCTGACTCCGGAAAACTTTATTATAGATTCTCAGATGGCTCTATATCACCAGTAGATACTGGTGGTGGAGGTGGTGGTGCTGGTACCTCAGGTACTTCAGGAGATGGTACTCCAGGTACTTCAGGTACTTCAGGTGCTGCAGGTGCAACTGGTACATCAGGTACTTCTGGTGGTGGCGGCGGTGGTGCTGGTACTTCAGGAACATCAGGTGATACAGGAGCAAATGGTTCATCAGGTACTTCAGGTAATGATGGTACTTCAGGTACTGGAATTTCAGGTACATCAGGTACTTCTGGTGGCGGTGGCGGTGGTGCTGGTACTTCAGGTACTTCAGGAGACGGTACTCCGGGCACTTCAGGTACATCAGGTGGTGATGGTACTTCAGGTACAGGTGGTGCTGGTACTTCAGGAACATCAGGAGACGGTACTCCAGGTACTTCAGGAACATCAGGTGATGCTGGTGCAAACGGTTCATCTGGTACTTCAGGTGCTGCAGGTGCAACTGGTACTTCAGGTACTTCAGCTCCAGGTTTAACTTCAGGTACTTCAGGTGCTGCTGGTGCAAACGGTTCATCAGGTACCTCAGGTGATGGTACATCTGGTACTTCAGGTAATGCTGGGGCAAACGGTTCTTCAGGTACTTCAGGTGCTGCAGGTGCTGATGGTGATAGATATAAATCAACTTCAGTATCTACTTTTACATTAGGTAATAGTGGAACAATTGCAATAGCCACAGGATTAAGTTGGACAGCAGCTCAACAAGTTTTAATTGCTGTTAATGGAGCTAATTACCAAATAAGTGAAGTTACAGCTTATAACTCAGCAAACGGTAATTTAACATTTAATGCTCCAACAATATTATCTGGTTCAGGAACATATAGTTCATTTGATATTAACTTAGCAGGTACCCCGGGTGATGCAGGTTCATCTGGTACTTCAGGTGCTTCAGGTGCAACTGGTACTTCAGGTACTTCAGCTCCAGGTTTAACTTCAGGTACTTCAGGTG